CGACGAGTGCGAGGTCCATCGGGAGGCCAAGCCCAAGGGCAATTGCGGCCGAAACCCCGAAGAGGAATGCGGCCTGGTCGACCCGAACGACTGCCAGGTCCATCGGGAGGGCGGCACCGTCGACGCGCCTACCGTCAGCTGCGGCCGCAATCCGGAGGAAGAGTGTGGCATGGTCGACCCCAGCGAGTGCGAGACCCATGGGGACGACACCGCGTCGGCGCAGCCCGCGGAGGATGATTCCGACACCGCCAAGCGTCGCGCGCGCGCGGCCGCGCTGAAGGCCGACCTAAGCCGGCCGAGGAGCGCGCAGCGGAGCGCGGCCGACGAGGTGGTCGACTCGGGGGTACGCGGGTTCGCCGGCGTCTGGCTGCACGAGAAGCAGCGTCGCGATCGCGATCGGATACGGCGGGCGCTAAACGCGCGGATGGACGCGGCGATCGCGGACGCCGGCGACACGCCTCGGCAACTCCGAGCGAAGGCCTTCGAGCTGCGGGAATGCGCACGCCAGCTCGCCATTCTCGATTTCAAATAGGGGCGTCGCTGAGTGCCGAGCTCACCCGACAACACGGTTTCACTTGTGGTCAACGGCCAAACGTGGGTGGGCTGGAAGTCGATAAGAGTGACGCGCAGCCTCGAGCGGTTTCCCAGCGATTTCGAATTGAGCGTGACGGATAAATTCCCGCTCGATGACACGTCGATCGACATGAAGCCAGGTCAGAGCGTGGTCGTGAAGTTCGGCAAGGATGCGGTGCTGACCGGCTATATCGATCGATACGAGGCCGAGATCTCGACGGAAGACAATCCCGTGAAGATCTCCGGGCGCAGCGCGTGCCAGGACCTGGTCGACTGTGCGGCGCAGATCTCGACGTACCAGATCAACAGCACAACGCCATTCAACCTTGCAGGGCTGTTGTGCGACCAGTTCGGGATCCAGGTTTCGGCGAAGCCGACCGGCGCGGCCAACCAGCCGACTATCGCGCAGTTCAACGTCATCTTGACGGAATCGACCTACGACATACTCGAGCGCGTGTGTCGATGGGCCGCGCTGATCATGTACGACGATCCGAGCGGCAATCTCGTGCTTGCACAGGTCGGGCAGGAGCAGGGATCCGGGCAGATCGTGGAGGGCGTGAACGTCCAGAAAGCGAGCTGCACGTTTTCGATGGACCAAAGATTCTCGCTCTACAAGGCTGTGTATCAGTCGGTCGACAGCCTGAGCGACGTAAGCGTCGCGCTCGGCGCCGCCGCCGGCGCTTCGAACATCATTCCGGGCGGGACGTTTCTCGACGAGACGGTGCCGCGATATCGGCCCAAGGTGATCGTCTCCGAACAAGGCTTCATGTCGCTCGGCGTCGCCAAGCAGAGGGCGAGCTGGGAGGCCGCGCGGCGCTACGGGCGATCTCAAGCAGTACGCGTGGTGGTGGACAGCTGGCGCGACAGCGCCGGCCGGCTCTGGCAGCCCAATTCGTTCGCGGCGCTGTATCTGCCGAGCCTGAAGATCAACCATCTGTGGGTGATCGGCGAAGTCACGTTCATGCTCGATCTCGATCGCGGCACCGTCGCCGAGCTGACGCTAATGCCGCAAGCGGCCTACACGCCGGAGCCCAATCTGCTCTACGCGTTCGATGCCCGGGTTTGGCAGGCCCTGCATCCGGACCAGCCCATCCCGGGGCCGGTGCCGCGATGAAGGCCCTTGAGAAGCTGTGGCGGCGCATCGCCATGACGCTCGGCCTGAGCCACGTCACGATGGCGATCGAGAACCAGACGGTCCAGCTGCTCCAGATCTCCCTGATGGGCGGCGCGGTCGACCGCGTCCCAAGCCTTCAGCTGTTCGGCTTCGCTTCAAGCCCGCAGCCCGGCTGCGACGCGCTGATCGTGTTTCTCGAGGGCGACCGGTCGAAGGGAGTCGTGATCTCGACGAACGACCAGCGATACCGGCCCCAGAACATGCTGCCGGGCGAGGCGATGATCTTCGATGCCTTCGGCAAGTCGGTCTATCTGACCAAGTCGGGAGGCATCGTGATTCAGTGCAACGGTGCGAACGTCACGGTCGCCGACTGCGGCACGTTCGCGGTCCAAGGCAACATCACGGCCACGGGCGAGATCACGCGCGGCGTGGGCGGCTCGGATTCGGTGACCCTGGGCGGCCACAAGCACAATCAGCCGGCCGACAGCCACGGCGATACCGAGCAGCCGACCAACTCGCCGACAGCGGGGACCTGATGCGTTCCGCTGCCAGTTGGCAGCGGGGGAGGAGCTGACATGTCGGGCGGTGGCTTTAGTATTACGATTTCCGCAGTCGATAAGGCGTCGTCGACCCTTGAGGCGGTCAACAAGCGGTTGCAGAAGTTCAACGCGCCGGTCGACCGGCTGCGCAAGAACCTCGGCAAGTTCTCAGATCTATCGGGGCTGTCCAAGCTCGGCGGCACGCTAAGCGGGCTCGCGCGCAAGTCGCTCGAGGTCTTTCAGGCCATGTCGCGCATCATCGAACCGCTCGGCGCGATCACCGGCGCGCTGACGGTCGCCGGGATGTACAAGCTGGCGTCGAGCTGGTCGAATTTCGGCAACCAGCTGTGGTTTGCGGCATACCGGACCGGCACGACGGCGAAGGAGCTCTACGGGCTGCAGAGCGCCGCGGAGCTCGCCGGCGCCTCGGGCGAGAGCATGACGTCGGGCCTGCGAAACCTGACCGACGCGCTGACCGACGCCGCCGGCGGCCGCGCCCCGGAAGTGGTGCAGCTGTTCAATCTGCTCGGCGTCCAGTTCGAGAACATGCCGGGCAAGGCGCGGCGCGCGACCGACGTCCTCCCCGAGCTCGCGGACAAGATCGCCGCGATCAAGGAGCCAGCGATCCAGGCGCAGCTCGCCACCAGGCTGTTCGGCGCCGCCGGCGAGGACCTACTGCGGGTCTTTATGGGCGGCTCCGCGGGGCTGGCTGAGTACGTGCAGAAGGCGATGGCGCTGAGCCGCGTGACCGACAAGAACGTCGACGCGGCGAGGCGGCTACACGAGGCGCAAGCGAAGATCGGAATCGCGGCCACCGGCCTCGGCGCCGCGATCGCGGAGCGGCTCGAGCCGGTGCTGACCCCGCTCCTCGAAAAGCTCGCCAGCTGGATCGCGAATAATCGATCCCTCGAGGAGACGATGGGGCGGTTCGCCGCTTGGATCGCAGGGGTCAAATGGGAGAAGGTGGGCGACGGGATCTCCGGTGTGGCCACGAGCATCGAGAACGTCGTCAAGTTCTTCGGCGACTGGTCGACCGCGGCCGAGTACCTCCTCGCCTTCATGGTAGGGAAGTGGGCCATCGGGATGGGCGCGGCGATCGCCGAGGTGGTCGCCAAATACGTGGCGATGATGGAGCTGATGGGCCTCACCGGCGGGGCCACCGGCGGCGGCGTCGCCGCCGCTGGCGGGGCGCTGCTCGCCGGCGGCACGCTGGCGACCATTCTGGCCCTCAGGGGCGATACGGCCGATCCGTCGACCTTCACACCGGCCGAGCGGGCGAGCGCGGCTCTGGCCCAGCAGGCCGATCGCGAGGCCTGGGAGAGGATGCATCCCAAGGGCGCCGCCGGCGCGATGGCGTTCTTTCAGAGCCGTGGCTGGAGCGCCGCGCAGTCGGCCGGCCTGGCGGCGAACATCCAGGCCGAGAGCGGGTTCAACGCGGGCGCGGTCGGCGACTATGGCCACGCCTACGGAATCGCGCAGTGGCATCCCGACCGGCAGGCGGCGTTCGAGCGCTGGGCGGGGCGAAGCATCAAGGGATCGAGCTACGAGAGCCAGCTCGCGTTCATGGACTACGAGCTGAAGCACGGCGAGGCGTTCGCGGGCTGGCAGCTGCGCCAGGCGAAGGATCCCGCGGCCGCGGCCGGGATCGTGTCGCGGCTCTACGAACGGCCGGCGGCGAGCGACGCCGAGGCTGCGAGTCGCGGCGCCCTGGCTCAGAGCATCAGCGTCGCCGGCGGCGCGCCCGTGCAGGTTGGCGGCTCGAGCAGCGGGGGAGATCCGATCGCGCGGATCAAGGTCGACGTCGACCATCGCAACGCGCCGCCGGGGACGAAGGTGACCGTCACGAGCCCCGACGATCGCGTCGACATGGGCGCCACCCGTATCTCGCGGCCGATGCCGGACTACATCTCGCCGTAGGAGGGTTGCGCGATGACCGGAAAAACGATGCGGCGCCCGCGCGCGGCGGTGATGCCGGCGCGCGGCTTCTCGGGCGATCCGCCGCAGTGGGCCAAACACATCGTCGCGAAGGTGATCGCCCAGCGGATCGTGCTGGTCGAGATAATCTGCGTGCAGATCGCAGCCTGCGGCGATCACGCGCGCGCACGAGACACGTTCGCCGCCGGCGCGCT